TATATTAAAAGAACGCACTGATACTGGGCGTATTTACATTGTTAATATTGATAATGTAATTAATCAGGGACCATTTGATTGTAGTATAGAACCAATTTATCAAAGTAATCTTTGTCAAGAAATTCTATTACCTACTAAACCATTTCAACGTTTAGAAGATGATCAAGGACGTATTGCTTTATGTACATTAGGTAGTATCAATCTTGGTGTGTTTAAAAATCCACAAGATATGAAAAAGGCTTGTCGTGTATTGGTTCGTAGTTTGAGTAATCTACTTGGTTATCAAGATTTCTTGTCAGTACAAAGTAAATTGGCAAATCAAGAATTTGAACCGCTTGGTGTTGGTGTTACTAACTTGGCATATTTCTTGGCTAAACGTAATCTCAAATACGGTGAAGAAGAAACGTTGGCATTAGTCAAACGATATATGGAACATTTAGCCTATTATCTAACAGAAGCCAGTATAGAATTGGCCGAAGAACGCGGTAGTTGTACATTGAGTAGTCATACATGGTACGGCAAAGGTGTATTCCCATGGGAACGTAGAGCCGTGGGTGTAAATGAACTTACTGATTTTACTCCTACATTAGATTGGGAATCATTACGTGCTAGATTATTAGTATCTGGTATTCGTAATGCCACACTTATGGCAGTGGCACCAGTTGAATCAAGTAGTGTAGTATTAAACAGTACCAATGGTATTGAAATGCCAATGGAACTAATTAGTATTAAAGAAAGTAAGGCTGGAAGTTTTGTACAAGTTGTTCCTGAATATAGACGATTAAAGAATCGTTATCAGTTAATGTGGGATCAAACTGATTGTATAGAATATCTAAAGACAGCCTCAGTAATTGCAGCTTATGTAGATCAAAGTATCAGTACTAATACATTTTATAATCCCGCACATTATGAGGGTGGTAAAGTTCCAGGAACTACAGTTGCCAAGAATCTTATGTTAGGTATTCATTGGGGTCTTAAGAGTTATTATTACAGTTTGATTAACAAAGTTGGATCTAAAGTTGGATTGGCTGAAGTTCCAGAGAGCAATGTTATATCATTTACTCCACCAGTGGAGTTGTTAGAAGAAGATTGCGAGGCATGTAAACTATAATGTTAGAAACAATATGCGATATAATGGTAGACGCTTATAAGCGTAATTGGATTACCAGTCGTGATGGCAACGTTAGTATACGTCATCATGATCGTGATCATTTTTACATTACGCCCAGTGGTGTACGTAAGCAAACATTACAACCTGATCAGTTTAAGAAAATTGGTATAACAAATCGTCCAGATGAAGATACCAATTGGGTAGTATTACCCTATACTGATATCAGTGATAAACTTATTCCAAGTGGAGAAATTCCTCTACACTTTGGTTTACAGAAACGAATGGGTCAACACAAGGATGAAGTTAGAGTTGTAGTACATGTACATCCTACTTACTGTATTGCTGCCATGCACGCTGGCATTGATCTTAGCACTATCAGCGATTCTTTTCCAGAACTCAATCGTTATACCAAAGTTGCATCTAATGTTGGTGATGTACCGCCAATTAGTCAAGAACTTGCTGATCAAACTTTAGAAAAATTACAGATAGATCGTGATGGTAACTTACCATATGATATAGTAGGAATTAAAGGACATGGAGTAGTTGCTATTGATACAAGTCCATGGAGAGCCTATGAACATATTGAGAGATTGGAACATATAGCCCGTATCGTTCTTGCTAGCGGGAATTACTAATTTTTACATTTATGTCGTCGAGCAAACTCTCTGGGAACAACAGGAAGAGCTAACTCATACGTTAGAAAAACAACAAGACCATATAATAAAAAAGGATAAAATATTAATGAGTAAAGAACAATATAACTTAAGTAAACAAACCAACTATTTGAAACGATCAATGTTTTTGGATCCTGCCGGTCCAGTTACGGTACAACGTTTTGAAGAAGTTAAATATCAGAAACTTCAGAAGTATGAAGAAACTGCCCGTGGATTCTTTTGGGTACCAGAAGAAATCTCATTAACTAAAGATAAAATGGATCACAAAGATTCCAATGATGCTATTAAACATATCTTTACTAGTAATTTATTACGTCAAACCGCACTAGATAGTATTCAAGGGCGTGCACCAAGTCAAGTATTCAGTCCAGTTATTAGTATACCAGAATTAGAAGCATTGGTTAGTAATTGGTCATTTTTTGAAACTAATATTCACAGTAAAAGTTATAGTCATATTATTCGTAATGTATATGGTGTTCCAAAAGATGAATTCAATAAGATTCATGATACCAAAGAAATTGTAGATATGGCAGCCAGTGTTGGTCGTTACTATGATAAACTACATCAATTAAACTGTCTTAAAGAAACTGGTACAGTAGTAGATGAAAAAGAACATATCAAGGCAATTTGGTTAGCATTACATGCCAGTTATGCATTGGAAGCATTTAGATTCATGGTAAGTTTTGCCACTGCTCTTGCCATGGTAGAAAATAAGATTTATATTGGTAATGGTAATATTATCAGTTTGATCTTACAAGATGAAATTCTACATAGTGAATGGACCGCTTGGATCATCAATCAAGTTGTTAAAGAAGATCCTAGATTTGCTGATATAGTAGAAGAATGTCGTGATGAAGTTTATGCTTTATATGAAGAAGTAATTGTAGAAGAAAAAACTTGGGCCGATTATCTATTCATCAAAGGTGTTGTAATTGGATTGAACGCTGAGATTCTGAAAGATTTTGTTGACTTTACTGCTTACAATAAACTTAAAGATATTGGTATTAAATATCAAAATAGTTATCCAAAAAGTAGTCCTATACCATGGTTCTCTAAACATGTTAATATTGGTAAGAAACAAGTTGCATTACAAGAAACTGAAAGTACTAACTATGTAATTGGTGTTTTGTCCGAAAATGTTGACAAGAACGAGTTACCTAGTATATAATACACATTGAGGAAATAATCATGAGCAAAACAGCACAATCTAATTATACACCAAAGAAAATCTCTGCGGGAGCAGTATTGAAACGAATTAAAGAAGGTACACACATTCCAGCTCACGAAAAGGATGTTTATGGTAACCAAATTTCCATGGCTAAGAACCCTCGTTATTCTAACGACCCAATGAGCAAGGGCGAAGACGTTCATCCAGAAGTTAAGTCTATCTCAAACTTGATTGAAAAGTTTGAGAAAATCAATGCCAAGAACAACTGTATGCGTGTCAGATTTTACGACTGGTTCGCAAACTATCTAGAGAGCTCGGCTCAAAAGATGCGTGATCGTGCTTTCAAGATCACAAGTCCATGTGCCATTAGTCTTCCTCCACAAAAGGAAAAGAAAGCAAAGACTCTTGCCGAGTCACTTAATACTGACAAATTAAAAGAAGGATCAATTGGCATGAAATTGCCGGATGAAGAAGTCAAGAAGATGGTTCCTGATTTAACACCCGATGTTGACAATATCATCGCTGTAAAAAATGCTACTGAAATAGCAAACTCAATGATTAAAGCGGAGAAAAAATGATTACAGTTTACACAAAAGACAATTGCCCATTCTGTGATATGGCAAAATCATTACTAGAAAGTCGTGGAGTTGAATTCACAACAGTTAATGTTAGTGAGAAATCAGAGGCACGTGACTTTTTAGTAGAGAATGGTTACAGATCAGTACCACAGATTTTTAAGGGTACTACACACATTCCAGGCGGTTATCAAGGTATTGCAGGAATGTCAGAAGAAGAGTTTAACACTAATATTAAAGGACAATAATGTTAATAGATAAAGGCGTATCAGCAGGTGAAGTAATTACATTGAAGTTAACCAGTGGTGAAGAAATTGTTGCTAGATTGTCAGAAGAAACACCGACATATTACAAACTTTCACATCCACAAGTGATTGGCATGGGTCCTAAGGGTCCAGGTTTGATGCCATACTTGTTTACAGTTAGTCCAGAAAAAGATATTAAATTGTTGAAAACTACGGTAACAGTAGCAGAAGCCACTGATAAACAATTTGCTGATCAATATATTCAGTCAACAACCAGTATTTCTCTAGTATAAATACTAGAGAGGATGATAAAATGCCAGCATTAAGTAGAAAGGGTGATAAGAATAGTGTAGGTGGACAGTTGATGAGAGGGTCATCTACTGTTATTTGTGATGGCAAACCAGTAGCACTACATGTTAGTAAAGTCACACCTCATTCTCCTTGGCAAAAAAAACGTCATCCACCACATCAATCAAGCGTTACAGTAGACGGAAGTTCTACTGTAATCTGTGATGGTGTTCCTGTTGTAAGAGTAGGAAGTCAAACAAGTTGTGGTCATAAAATAGTACAAGGTAGTGGGACGGTTCAAGTACCATGAGTTTAGACGGCAATTATACACCACTACAGATAAACGTATTATCTGAAATTTCTGCAGATCGTGGATTTACTATTAATCCAGTTGCTAGTGCCTTGCAAGGTGTTTGGACTCCAACTAATTATACTCAAGGTTCAGTAACATCTAACAATGTATTACAATTTTTAACTAATAGTCTACCAAACATTTATAACATGGCTAATATTGGTCAAATCAATGTTAGTACATGGAGATTGTTACTTAAATTAGGTAGTACTGTTTGTTCAGCATTAGGTAATAGTATACCTACAACATTTAAACCAAGTTATCCTGGTTATGGTAGTTGGACTGGCGTTACATTAAGTAGTGATAGTTATCCACCAAAGAATTATCCTAATAGTGGGCAATATAGTTATATATTTAATGGATACGGTAATTATGCTTATATAACTGGTTGGCCAGGAAAAAATAGTTGGCAGAAAACTACTGATACATATAAAGCAGCGTATCTACCTGCCGATACTATTACTATGACTGATTATGATGAATACTTTAGTCGTGGATTTGTATCAGTATTGGCTCGTCAAGCCTATTATGAATTGTGGAATGGTAACTTTAATCAATATAATGATATTGTCAATGCATTTAGTCAAAGTGATAGTTATCGTCAACAACAAAATGGTCAAATATCAAGTTTAGATGAAAGTAAAAAATTCATGGCTGGTAACTTTAGTAACATCAATGATTTGACTACTAATGATTTATCAGGTGTTACACAGGCATTTAGATTATGGGGTAATGATTTAATCAATACTGGTAAAGTAATTGATTTGTCTAATATACATAGATTTGGAACACCAAGTGTATTGTTATTAACTATGCAAAAGTATAGTGCATTGACACCAGCAGTTGGTATGGCACTTCAATATGCTGGATTAGATGCTCAAGAATTAGGTAAGATATTTAATCCAGCATATGTTCCTACACCAATTCAAGAAAAGAAAATTTATGAAGCATTTAAATTAGTTAGTGGTCCTGATTTATATAGTGCCAGTAATGGTATTACATTACAATTAAATTGTAAATTAAATAATTTAACCACACTTGCTGATCTATTAGATCCAAAGAAATTATTCCCAACTAGTTATCTTAGTTTAACTGTACCTCAATATAGAGCAGATACACCAACCAGTAAGACATATTATTTTATATATACAGATAGTGGAGTAAATCCACAAGTACAATCATTAGGTGGTCAATTAGCCACTGATTTAGCTGCTGTAATTCCACCAGATATTGCTACTGCTTGTGGTGCATTTTCAACTACAATGCAACAAGTTAAAAATATCATGCAAATTGATGTTCAGAAATTGGCATTATCGGTAGTAGATTTAGAATTAACTAATAAAGGTTTAGGTGAAATAAACAATGTTACTGGTACGGCAACCAATATTCCTGCTGCTAATACTATGTTGACTAATATTGCATTAGGTAGTGGTAATACAGGGACATATCGTCAATGTGATTTCTTTGGCTGTGCTGCTGGATATCCCTATGATCAATGGTTATCGGGTGTAGAATCTA